TACTGAACGTAGTGCTTATCTTAGTTCGTTAGGTATACCTTTAAACCATGAAACTACTCTTGAAGGTCAAACCATATTTCTAGCGGAACGTGTAAGTGAAATTATGCAAGAAAAAATTATTACTGACAGAACTATCCTCGATGTAATGGCATTTACTAGATGTGCTGATAAAATTAATTATACTGAATATGAAAAATTTATTAATTATGCTTCTATGTTTTTAGAAAAATATGATTATATATTTTATATTTCACCTGAAGGAATTAAAGCAGAGGATAATGGTATTAGAGAAACCAACACAATTTATAGAAAAAAAATTGATGAAACCATTCAAAAATCATTTTTTAAATATGGAGGTGGTAGAAAATGGCATACTATTAGTGGCTCTACTGAAGAACGTATTGAACAAATAACGAATTTTATACAATTTTAATATTTATTATTATGAAAAGTGGCATAATATTAGGAGGGGTAGGTTTAATTATAGGTTTAACTATAGGGGTAGGAATAACTTGGTATTTTACAAATGATTTTACCACCCAAGCAATTGTAGAAGCTGAACTTAGGTTTAATCAACTTTTAGAAGAAGAAAAAGCAAAATTTTCTGAAGAAATTGGTGCTATAACTGAATTAAAAGAAAATCTGGAATCCACTTTAGTTTCTACTGAAACAGCTATAGACAGCCTTAACACCACTATCCACACCAGAAGTAAAGAATTAAACCAAATTAAAAGAAAATACAATGAAAAGATATCTTCTATTGATGGTATGTCTCATAATGACCTCACCAATTTTTTCTCAAAAAGATACGGAAACTGATCTAGTTTGTTTACCTACTCAACAAGCTAAACAAATAGTAGTAGATCTTACTTCTTATGATTTTTGTAAACAAGAAAGAGATTCTTTAAAAGTAGAAATTATTGATTTAAATCAAATTATTAATCAAAATTCTATTTTATTACGTGAGTATAAAGTAGTAAGTGATTCTTTATTCATTGCAAATAAAAATTGTTACAATCAAAAAATTAATTTAGAATTAAATTTACAAAACAAAGAAGATAAAATTAAATCTCTTAGAAATACCAAAACTTTAACTATACTAACCACTATAATAGGAACCTTAACTCCTATATTATTAAATAATAATAATTGAGTGATTTAAAACATATAATAAGGCAAGAATATGTAAAGTGTGCACAGGATCCTATACACTTTATGAAAAAATACTGCATGATTCAACACCCACAGAGGGGAAGAATCAATTTCCACTTATACCCATTCCAGGAAAAAGTATTAAAATTATTTCAGGATAATCCTTATTCAATTATACTTAAATCCCGCCAGTTAGGTATTTCTACTTTAACTGCGGGGTATTCTTTATGGTTAATGATTTTTCATAAAGATAAAAATATTCTTTGTATTGCTACCAAACAGGAAACTGCCAAAAATATGGTTACAAAGGTTAAATTTATGTATGAAAATTTACCCTCTTGGCTCCAAGTAAATTTTGAAGAAAATAATAAACTTACTTTACGCTTAGAAAATGGATCCCAAATTAAAGCCACCTCAGCATCTAGTGATGCGGGCCGATCAGAAGCGGTTTCCCTTTTATTAATTGATGAGGCAGCTTTCATTGAAAATATTGGTGAAATATGGGCATCTGCCCAACAAACCTTGGCTACCGGAGGGGGTTGTATAGCATTGTCTACCCCTTTTGGTACAGGTAATTGGTTTCATCAAACATGGTCCCGAGCTGAAGCTAAGGAAAATGAATTTTTACCTATCAAATTACCCTGGTATGTCCATCCTGAAAGGGATGAAGCATGGAGGGAAAGACAAAATGAACTACTAGGAGACCCTCGAATGGCTGCTCAGGAATGCGACTGTGACTTCAGTACATCCGGAGATATAGTATTTTTTCCTGAATATTTAGAGTTTATAGAAAAAACAACCTTAAGAGAACCCCTTGAAAGAAGAGGAGTAGACCAAAATCTATGGATATGGGAACCTGCTGACTACAGTCGTACGTACATGATTTCAGCGGATGTTGCTCGTGGAGATGGTAAAGACTATTCAGCATTTCATATTTTTGATGTGGAAAATGCTACACAAGTAGGAGAATACAAAGGTCAAGTAGGTACTAAAGATTTTGGGAATATACTAACAGCTATTGCTACCGAATATAATAATGCTTTATTAATAGTGGAAAATGCTAATATTGGATGGAGTACTATTCAAACTATTATAGAAAAAAACTACCCTAACCTATATTATTCCCCCAAATCAGATAATATAAGTGCTGAATCCTATTTACAAAATTATGAAAATAATTCTAATATGACTGCAGGCTTTACTATGTCTTCTCGAACTCGACCTATGGTAATAGGTAAATTCCAAGAATATGTCTCAGATAAAGGAGTTACCATTCAATCAAAACGTTTATTAGAAGAAATGAAAACGTTTATTTGGAAATATGGTAGAGCAGAGGCCCAACAAGGCTATAATGATGATTTAGTTATGAGTTTTGGAATGGGTTTATATGTAAGGGATACGGCACTGAAATTTAAACAACAAGGATTAGACATAACAAGAGCAACATTAACCTCATACCACAAAAACACAGTTGCATATGCCGGGGCTTATTTTTCTAAAGGGAAAGATAACCCATATCACATGGATAACGGTCAAGGTGGAAAAGAAGATTTTAGTTGGCTTTTATAATATTTATTAACACATTATGGCAGATACTAGTATATTTACAAGATTAAAAAGATTATTTTCTACGGATGTAATCGTAAAAAATGTAGGGGGTAATAGCCTCAAAGTTGTTGATTTTAACAAGTTACAGCAAACAGGGCAAGTAGAAACTAATTCTATGATTGATAGATACAATAGAATGTATACTACTAATCAAGCTCCTATTTATAATCCTGCTTTAAATTATCAAACTTTAAGAACTCAACTTTATTCTGATTATGAAGCTATGGATACTGATGCTATTGTAGCTTCTGCTTTAGATATATTGGCTGATGAATCTACTTTAAAAAATAGTATGGGAGAGGTTCTCCAAATTAAATCATCTGATGAAAAATTGCAAAAAATTCTATATAATTTATTCTATGATGTACTAAATATAGAATTTAATTTATGGATGTGGGTTAGGCAAATGTGTAAATATGGTGATTTTTTCTTAAAATTAGAAATAGCAGAAAAATTTGGAGTTTATAATGTAATCCCATACACCGCTTACAATATCGTTAGAGAAGAGCAAATTAATGAAGAAAATGTTCATCAAACCGAAGTTAAATTTAAATTTGATCCTGATGGGTTAAGTGGAGGTGGTGAATATGGTGGGTATTTTGGGGGGTTGCAAACCTCCTCTAAATCTTCTTCTGGGGGGAGGGCTATATATTTTGATAACTATGAAATAGCCCACTTCAGACTCCTATCAGATGTAAATTATTTACCTTATGGTAGAAGTTATATAGAACCCGCCCGTAAGTTATTTAAACAATACATGCTTATGGAAGACGCTATGTTAGTACATAGAATTGTTCGTGCACCCGAAAAACGTATATTTTATATGAATATTGGTGCTATCCCACCTGCTGAAGTAGAAAACTTTATGCAAAAAACAATTTCTCAGTTAAAGCGTACTCCTTATGTAGATAATCAAACAGGTGATTATAATCTTAAATTTAATATGCAAAATTTATTGGAAGATTATTATATTCCTGTAAGAGGAAATGATGGGGGGCTTACTAAAATTGATACTTTACAAGGATTACAATATGATGGTATAACAGATATAGTATATTTAAGGGATAAATTATTTGCTGCTCTTAAAATTCCGAAAGCATTTATGGGGTACGACGAAAATACTGAAGGTAAAGCCACTTTGGCAGCCATGGACATTAGATTTGCTCGTACTATTGAACGTATTCAAAGAATCCTAACATCGGAATTAACTAAAATCGCTATTGTACATCTTTACACACAAGGATATGATAATGATGAGTTAACTAATTTTGAACTATCTCTAACCACACCCTCAATAATATACGACCAGGAAAGGGTAGCATTAATGAAAGAAAAAGTTGAACTAGCTAGTTCTATTATGGATAAAAAATTATTTCCAACTGATTTTATATATGATCATTTGTTCCACTTTAGTGAAGATCAATATCATGAGTTTAGAGATTTATCAAGAGAAGATGCAAAACGTGCCTTCCGCTTAGCTCAAATAGAAGCTGAAGGAAATGATCCTGTAGAAACAGGCCAATCATACGGTACTCCCCACGATTTAGCTTCATTATATGGGAAAGGTAGATATTATGATGATCCCGATAATGTACCTGCTGGGTATAGGGAAGAAGATTTAGGGCGTCCTGAAGAAAAAGTTTCTGATATTAATACTCAAGATGGTAATTTTGGTAAAGATAGATTAGGAGTAAAAAGAATGAAGGGTACTGATAAAAATGATTCTGATTCAATAAAACCTGCTTATAAAGGCGGTTCTCCTTTAGCACTTGAAACTAAAAATGTTTATCTTCAAAACAAAGATATGTTAAATAAAATACCAATTAGTAATAAACAATTAGTATTTGAAAATGAAGAATCATTTTTAGATGAAAACCAATTAAGGAACTAAAATCTTTATATATTTATAAAAAACCCTGAGATGCGAATTAAACATTCCAAGTATAAAAATACTGGACTTTTATTTGAACTTTTAGTAAGGCAAATTACTGCTGACACTCTCTCTGGGGGTGAAAATTCTCCTGCTTTAAATATTTTAAAAAAATCTTTTACAAAAACCGAATTAGGTAAAGAATATAAGTTGTATGAATCTTTATTTAAAAATAAAAATTTA